CACGCGAAGCTGAGCAACGTGCGCAACAGTATGAGGCGATGTTAGCACAACAACAAAGCGAACTTGCCACCTATCGTGAAATGGCAATGCAAAGTCAACAGTCTTCTTTGCAAGCCGAGGAAGACAAGCTCAAAGCTCAGGAGCAGCAGGTAGAAGACATCTTTAAAAAAGCAGTAGCTTCCCAAGACGCTGACTTAATGAGCAAGGCGGATACCCTAAAAAATGACATCGCAATAAAGAAAGAAAAGTTGCGCGTTGCAAAAAGTCGGCATGAGGCACAAGAGAATTATCAACCCGTCACACAAAATGCAGACGAAGGTCAGCCGCAACCTGTTGCACAAACTCAATCACAACCTGAGAAAGAGCCAGAGCCTACCCAAGAGGCTCTTACATGGCATAAAAATAACCCGTGGTATGGGGATAGCGACGATGAGACGAATTTAGAAGCAACTCAATTCGCGTATTTCACCCACTACAACCTTATCAACGAAGGGTTTGAGCCTGATTCAGAAGAATATTATGAGGCACTAGATTCTCGCGTAAACAGGGTTTATCCTAACTTAAGCAAAAGTGTCAATGACGACACGGATGCGGTCGAAGAAACCGGACGTCAACCCGCCGTGCAAAGAGTTGCGTCCGCCCAACCAGCGGGTCGGCCACAAACACGAGGCAAAAAGAATGGTGTTCAATTCACTTCAAGTGAATTAGAGCGATTACGTGGCCTTAAGCCACACAACATGAGTGAGGAAGATTGGCTCAAAGCTGTGGCCAGAGAGAAACAAAAAGTAGCTCAGAGAGAGGCAAGGTAATGGCTGAAACAAAAAACAACCGTTCATCGCGTGAAAGCGGAGCGCACGATAATCAGGCTCGGCGAAAAGTATGGCGTCCAGTGCGGAAGTTAGAGACTCCACCTGCTCCTCCCGGTTACGTTTACCGATGGATCAGAGAGTCGATGTTAGGACAGGAAGACCGAGCTAATGTCTCGCGTCGTATTCGTGAAGGATGGGAACTGGTTCGTGGAACCGACCTTCCTCCCGAGTTTGAACTACCTACCATGGATAACGGTCGACACGAAGGCGTCGTATATAACGAGGGCTTACTGTTGGCAAAGATACCCGAGGAGATGGTTGAACAGCGTACAGCTTATTACGCTGATAAGGCCGAAACAGCCAAAGACGCATTGGACAACAATATGTTCAATGAGACGAGGCAAGATTCTCGATACGTTCAATACGATCCTAGCCGCAGTAGCCGTGTAACCTTTGGCAAGCAATAGGAGATTGATCCATGGCTAATAAAGACGCCGCTTTTGGACTTCGTCCTGCCCACATGATGGGTGGAGCTCCCTACTCGGGTGGCCAATCACGTTACCGTATCGCCAATAACCAGTCAGGCGCGATTTTCCAAGGAGACTTGGTTAAGCAATTGACTGGCGGTACTGTATCCCGTGCGGCCGCTAGTTCTACTGTTCCTGTCGTTGGAGTATTCAACGGCGTTCAGTACACGGACCCCACCACCTCTGAGCAGGTTTTTTCTAACCATTACCCCGGCTCTGTCGCCGCTGACGACATCATCGCGTTTATCGTAGATGATCCAAATGTTGTCTTCGAGGTGCAGGCTGACGACACGTTCCCAGTTGCTGACTTGTTCGGTAACTTCGACATTGTTGATCAGTCAACCACTGGCGACACTCGCTCTGGCCGATCGAACATGGAACTTGATGTAACGACTGGTGCTACCACCACGACGTTGCCACTCAAGGCTATTGACATCAGTCAGGACCCCGACAACGATGACGTGGCAAGTGCTAACACTAACGTGATGGTGGTTATTCAAAACCACATCGCAGGTGTTAAGTCTGCTGGTCTAGCATAAGGAGGCTAATTAGATGGCTATTTCACGCGCACAATTAGCGAAGGAGCTTGAACCCGGCCTCAACGCCCTGTTCGGGATGTCCTACGACACTTACGACCGTGAGTACGAGGAGATCTTCTCAATTGAAGACTCACAACGTGCTTTTGAAGAAGAAGTTCTGATTACTGGTTTTGGCAGTGCACCTGTCAAAACTGAAGGTCAGGGCGTGGCTTTTGACACTGCATCGGAAGGCTTCACGGCTAGGTATACGCACGAAACTTTGAGTTTAGCATTTGCGCTCACCGACGAGAGTGTGGAAGATAATCTGTATGACTCATTGGGCCGTCGTTACGTAAAGGCATTGGCTCGTTCAATGGCTAACACCAAAGAAGTGAAGGGTGCGGATGTTTTGAACAACGCATTCAACACAAGCTTCGCTGGTGGTGACGGTCAACCTTTAATTTCTACAGCACACCCATTGGCAGGTGGCGGCACTCTAGCAAACCGCGCGACTACCATGTCTGACCTCAACGAGACTTCCTTGGAAGATGCGCTGATTGATATCAGCACTTTCACTGACGATCGTGGTCTGACTATCTCGGTGCAAGCGACCAAGCTAGTAATTCCACCTCAGTTGACGTTCGTCGCTGACCGTATCCTCAATTCGCAACAGCGTGTTGGCACGGCTGACAACGACATCAACGCCATCCGCAACACTGGTGTATTGCCCGGTGGTTATACGGTAAACCATTACCTGACTGACCCTGACGCATTCTTTATCCTCACGTCTGTCACCGAAGCCGGGGAAGGCCTGAAGATGTTCCAGCGTACTCCGATGGAAACGTCTATGGAGCCAGACTTCAGCACAGGCAACATCCGATACAAGGCGCGTGAGCGTTACTCATTCGGATTCTCTGACTGGAGAGGTATCTACGGATCACAAGGCGCGTAACCTTTTGGTGTGAGACCATGGGGGCCACTGGCCCCCTTTTTTTTGCCTCAAAGTAGGTCTATGATGATAGGGTCTTTCTGACAGTTTTAACTGACACTTGCCAAGACAGGAGACTTCAAATGGCTACTACTACCTTTTCAGGCCCGATTAAGGCCGGAACAATCAAAGACACTACTGGCACTACAGTAGGCACCGATAAGGCTAATGTTGGCTTTGTCAAGATGGCGCAAACTGCAAGCTGGACTCAGTCCACTACAGCGGCTGATACAGGAATCGTTGTTCCTGCAAACAGCCAAGTCACTGAAATTATTATTTACATCACTACTGCGTGTGATGCCGCAAACATTTCTATGGGCACTTCGTCAACTTCCACGGAGCTATTTACAGCTTTGGCGGCAGGCACGGCGGCTAACGTGATCCACCATGGGGCAGATGGTACGATAACCGACGCAGATACTTGGGTTGACATCGGTAGCTCAGACGTCGCGATCTTTATCGATTTTTCTGCTGGGACTAGTGGTGCGGGCTTTGTCACTGTTGAGTACATTCAGAACATTAACAACGCTTAATGATTCTGGTTGCCTCGGGCAGCTTAGGCTTCCGAGGGATTTAACCGCGAGGGTTTAATAATGGCAGATACAGTCACGTCCCAAACCATCCAAGACGGTGAGCGTAAAGCGGTCCTGAAATTTACAAATATTTCAGACGGCACTGGTGAGTCGGCAGTAACCAAGGTAGATGTAAGCGCCTTGACTAAAAATGGTCGAGGTGACTCTTGCTCTGAAGTCGCTGTTTCCAAAATTTGGTGGCAGTGCGTTGGTATGGGTGTTGAGCTTTTAAATGACGCAAGCACCGACACTTTGATTATTGGCCTATCACCGGACAGCAATGGTATGCACGATTACACATCGTTTAGCGCAATACCGAATGATGCTGGATCGGGCAAAACCGGAGATATCAAGTTCACGACCATTGGTGCGTCGAGCGGCGACACTTATATGGTAATTTTAGAGCTTGTTAAAACCTATGGCTGACATCAAAGATGTTGATCGCACGAAAGGGGGACGGCTTACCTATCGCGGTGAGTCGTTTCCGGGCTACAACAAGCCAGTGCGCACCAGTGGCGGCAACAAAAAATTTAAGGTGCTTGCTAAGAAAGGGGATCAGGTAAAAATTGTTCGTTATGGCGATCCCAATATGACCATAAAGAAAAATAACCCTGAGAGGCGTAAAAGCTTTCGCGCGCGTCACAATTGCGATGCCGTAGAAAAAAAGAAAGATGTCTTTGCGGCCTCTTACTGGTCGTGTAAAAATTGGTAGGGCAGAATTATGCAAAGACCTTTTGGCACACAAATGAATTTTCCACGGCGTCCTGTCGGTTCGCCGCCGAGAAAACCGGGCACTCCGAAGCCGCCGATATTTCGCCCCGATCCGGGTGGCTCGGGTCCGATTATCGCCAACCCCGGCGAAATAATTCCTACGCCCCCCAAGATAGATGAGCGTCGGACAGGCGGTATCAAGCCGCCTTTTCCAGTAAAAAGACCCCCTATAGATACGATAATGCCTGTAGACCCTCGGCCTTTGCCACCTATCTTCGAGGACCCTCGGCCTTTACCACCGATATCTACGCCTTCCTCAATGGATCTTTTTGGTCCGCCGGGCGCAGGCACCTATGACGCTATCATGTCGCGCACTGCACAAGATTATATGTCTCAGCCCAGCCCCTACGCTGGCATGAGTGAGTTTCTGTTAAATCGTCCCGTGTTTGATAGAGGTCCTAGCCCCGAAAGGCAACCCGTGGCTTCGCCCACACCGACTTTTAGTTACGGCAATCAGGCTGGCGCACAAGGTCTTGCGGCTCTCAGTGCTCAGCAACCGATGATGCAAGAACAATACGA